ATTCTGTCGGTGTTCGTAAGGACTTGGGAATAACCTTTGTGTTCCCCGAAAAGGTGGAACAAAAAAATCTCACACTGGAACATATTTTGGATGTGCCAAAGGAACTTCCCAATCAAACTTATTGGAATTTCTCTCCCCAGCAAGAGGAAATGATTCAATACATTCCAGAAGGCGGTTCTTGGAAAGACATTCCGTATGAAAAACTGGCACCCAGATTCAAACGTATACGTGATGATATGAAGAGATACCATGCACCCAAGTTCTATCGCCGTTTTGCTATGAATGAGATTGCCGGAACAATTACAGCATCTGCACAGCCTGAAAACTGCGGTATCATTCACCCTCGCTATAACAGAAGATTTACCATCCGAGAGATTGCAAGAATTCAGACATTTCCCGATGATTTCAGATTCATTGATGATACAACGAAAGCAATTATTGCTATGTATAAAGTCATTGGCAATGCAGTTCCTTGTACACTCGCATACCATATTGCCAATGCTATTATGAACCAAGTGTTTACGGGGGACAACAAATGAATGTAGATAAGGCATATTTTTTATCAAATGAAGGCACAAAAAGAAAAATCCATAGTAAGCAAAGTTGACATCTTTGACTCATTATTAACAATCAGTTCCTTTACAAAAGAACTGGCAGAAAAAGTAATGTACTTGGATGTAACAACAAAAAAAGAGTTTATTGCAGAAATAAGGGACTTGATTGATGAATGCATACAGTTATTGAAAATATCAGGCGAAAACACAAAAGCAAAGGTTCTAATTAAATTACTAGAATTTAAGGATAAATATTTAGATGAAACGAAGGAATTGTGGTGGAAATAATGAAAAGTCCTACAATGCTTAAATACCTTAAAACACTACTCGATGAAAATGTTAAATTGCAACAACAATATTCTAAAAAGATAGCCGATAGTGATTTTAGAAAAAGCAATCAAGCATTAATAGAACGATTATTAGAAATGACTATTGAAAATAAATTGTTACAAGACCTGATTTATAGAATAGAAATTCAAGAAATAAGAAGTTTAGATTAAAAGGAGGACGAATTGAGAACATTTTATATAGTAATTTTATTTGTTATTATATTTGTAATGTTAATAGCTTGCTTAAGAGCATATTTAGATATGAGAAAATAAATTTATATATTATAAGTAGGTGATATTTACTATTTTCGAAAAAGGAGGCAATAATTATCGTTGTAGAAAATATCAATACCAACGTTTACTTTTTCAAAACCTATCGAGATTTAAAGTTATCCCTCGAAGCCGCAAAATCCAAAATTAAAGTCTGGCAAAAGGAATTAGATACTTTAGTCTATGATAACGGCCCTAAAGATATAAAAGCTATTGATCCAAGCGAAATCAAGGCATCATATACTAGACCGCCAGTAACAGAAATCTATCAGCGAATTGCAGAGCTCTCAACTTGGATAGCAAATGAAAAAATAATCGTTAAAACCATCGAACAAGAATTGGACAAGCTAGCAGAAAAAGCCGAAGAAATGGCATGCTTATTTGACGATGACTTGGAGCTGACGGTGTTTAATTTGAGATTTATCAAGGGCATGAAGTTAAAAGATATTGCCGATGAAACGGGGTATTCGCACATTTACATAAAGGAAATTAGCTCTGAAATTAAGCGGAAATTAACCCAAAATATAACTTCCTACCAAAAACCTACCGCTTCAAAAAGTCAAGCGTGATATAATGTAAAGTGAAAAGGTATGTGCTTTTCAAACGCGCTTTCATGCATTTGCCGATCTCCTAAATGACATCATAATTATCCTCATTCTCAAAGATACCTAAATATGCGGTGAGCTGATAGGTATTTTTTTTGTTTTCAAACCATTATTAATATAAATATTTAAAAAATATATATAGAAGGGGGTTATTATTAATAAAAGTAATATTATGAATAAAGATAAAGATATTAATAAAGCAAACAATGATAATAACACCTATTTAGAAAAGATCGTTAAGGCATCGCCTAAAACAGTTGCTAAGAATAAGATTAAGCCTAAAAAGAAAAAAAAGAAGCCGGATACTGAAACCGGTAAAAAAAAACTAACACTCAAGCAAAAACGCTTTATAGATAATTATATTATTAGTGGAAATGCAACGGACGCAGCCATTAAAGCAGGGTATTCAAAGAAAACAGCGGCACAATGCGGCGCGGACAATCTTAGAAAATTATATATTAAACAAGCAATCGATGAACAACTCAAAAAAATAGAAGATAAGAAGATAGCAACAGCAGATGAGGTATTGAAATTTATTACTTCAGTTGTTCGCGGCGAGGTCAAAGATCCTATTGTTGTAACAGAAGGCAGAGGCGACGGATACAGTCTAGCAAGAATAATCAACAAGCCCGCAGGTCTTAAAGAACGATTATCTGCGGCCAAACAACTGATGAAGCGTTACGGTCTGTTCACTGACAAGGTTGAGATTAAAGACACGACCGAAAGAATCAATCCTCAGCACGAAGAAATCCTTAACGCTATTCGCGGTCGCAAAGTTGAAGGTTTTAACGATGAGTAAGAAACTGATTATTAACGACCGTTTTCTCGATGTCATGACGATTGCTTTATCACCTAAAACCCGATTGTTGGTGGGCGAGGGTACAATACGTTCAGGCAAAACAGTCGATTTTAAAAATGCTTTTTTTGAAACTGTACAAGACAGCACGGAAACACTGCATTTGCTTGCCGCCCAAGACCTGGATGCAATTAACGATAATATTTTAACCGGACCGGACGGACTACTAGAGTTATATCCGGAATATCTAAAAATCACTAAAGACGAAATTGGTGGATACTACGTTTCATGCAAATGTGATGTGCCAAATCGTCCAAAAGAAAAGAAAATCCTTTTGGCTGGAACAACGAATGCCAGCAAATGGAAAAAAATATTAGGTAAAACATTCGGCGTCATTATGGTCGATGAAGCAAACACGGCTGATAAGCAATTTATCGATGAATGTTTTGCAAGACAAGTCAGTGCCGAAAAGCCTTTAATGCTTTGGACTTTAAATGGCGATGTGCCTACGCACTGGATTTATGAATATATCAATCGTTGTAAAATCATCGGTGAAGCGCCTGCATCAATCAGAGCTGATATGGACAAAGTGGCTAAAGAAACCGGTTGGTTTTATATGCATTTCACAATGAAGCATAATCCAATCATGACACCAGAGAAGATTGAAGCAGCATCGCGTATATATCCAATTGGCAGTTATTACTACACGATTAAAATCCTCGGCGAACGCGGCGCACCCGGTAAGCTTATTTATCTTGATTATATGAGCGAAGAATTGCTTAAACCGTTCGACCAAAAAGAATGGCATCGCTACGGAATTGGAGTCGATATTGGTTCTAAGCGAGCCAAGAACACATTTGTGTTAAAAGGCTACCGGCATAATTTTACAGAAAGCATCGTTGTCGATGCAATGGAGTTTCAAGGCTTGGGCTACAAAGAAAAGAAAGAAAAGCTCATTGCATTTTGCCAAAGCTACGCGCACTTACCGATTGAGTATATCGCCATTGATAGTGCTGAAGCAAATTTTATCCGAGATATTCAAGGTGACTTTAAGCGGTTAGGTCTTCCGCCGGTCATTGAGTCCTATAAAGCTACGATCAAAGAAAGAATCGATATGGAAATAGTTTTGTTCGCAACCAAGCGGGCATTTTTTAATTCTCAAAAACAAGGCGCAATGAGGGTTTATTCAGCATACAAAATCGCCAAATGGACTGAAGGCAAGGAAGGACAAGAACGCGAGGACAATAACGAATGGCTAAATGACCTAATGGATGGAAACGAATACGCAGACACAAGACACATGATAAAACTCATGAAAGCGTCGAAAGAGGTGATCTAAAATGGGAATTAGAGATTGGTTTAGAGAAAGGCGATTAGAGCGATTAAGGAGGGATTTACTAATGCTTCAAGAATCCGGCAAAGACAAAACACCAAACTTCAATCCGGTACACTTCAAAACATTTAGCGAGATAGCGCCGGACCTCGAATTTACCACAAGCGTACAAGAGAATCTTGCTTGGTTTATTGGTAAACCACGGTTATTAAGGCAATTTTATGGAACGCATCCAATAGTAACTGGCGATTTAAAATATTTTTGGCAAACTGCTCCAGGTGATGTTATCAAGCGACATACCGGCATTCCAAATACGGCTGCAAACAAAATGAGTGTTATTTTGTTCGGCAATGGTTTTACCTCAAGAGTCGAAATTTTTAAAACTGATGAAAACGGGAAGCCAACGAATGAGATTGATGATAAAGCATCGAAGCTAGCAACGGAGAACTTAGAAATCCTTAAAAAGAAAACTGAGCTTGTGGACCACTTGAGAAACGGTGCAGTTACTGAATCAGTTTTCGGTCATCTTTTTGGTAAGTGGAACTATGATATTGAATTATCTGAGTATCCGATATTCGAGATTGCTAGCGTGATGAATGCTGAGTTAGTTAAGACACGAGGCATCACAACTGCAATCGTTTTTAAAAACTATCACACGATAGGCGATAAACTATACGTTCACAAAGAAACGCACACCACTAACGAAAAAGGTTTCGCAATGTATATTAACAAGCTATACGCATTAGACAAATCCACCGGAAGCGAAAAAGAAGTGCCTTTAACAACAATCCCACAAACTGCAAATCTAAAGGAAGAATTTGTTTTTGAAGGTATAATCGGTATGCTTGCATTTGAAAAGCCAAATAAACTACCGAATGCGGAATTCCCTAATTGTCCGTATGGAGCGAGCGATTATGCGGGCGCACATAATATTTTCGATGCACTCGATGAAGTCTTTAGCGAAATGGTTTCAGAAATCCGGAATAATAAGCCTCGTCGCTACGTGCCAGAGAATATGATTCCAACAAATAGAAATGGCGAGAAACAACCGCTTGATCCATTCGTTACAAACTATGTTAAAGTCACCGGCGATATCGACCAAGACGCTCAAAACAAAATTGAAGTGACAGAAATCAACGATAAGCACGAATCACTACAAAAGAAATATGATACGCTTCTTACAGCTGCACTTAACAAAATGGGATTATCACCGCTAGCGATTGGCGATCCTGGAATGGTTGCAATGAACTTAGGTGACAAATCACAACAAGAAAAAAACAAGACAACACTAGAAACACGAAATCTTAAGCTTCAGTCTTGGATTCCGTTTATGGAAAAAGTTTTGTTGCAAATGCTTTCGCTTAATGCTTGGATCCAAAAACAATTTGGTGTCGAGCAAGAAGGCTTAAACAAACTCGAAATTGATTTTTCAAATTGCAATGTCGCAATTGAATTCCCAGACTATATTCAAAATTCAGATAAAGAAGTTATCGATACTTGGGGCGCAGCAAAATCAAATTATCGTGTAGCTTCAACAGAAACAGCAATTAGGTATATCCATCCGGATTGGTCCGAAACACAAATTATGGATGAAGTTAACCGCATTCGGTTTGAGGAAGGCATGAGCTTCGATAATCCTAATAATCTTCCTGAATTAACCGGCATTAGCGAAATCGAAAACGAAGAAAGTCAACAAGTCAACCCAGATGAAAACATCGACAAAAAAGTAGAAGGTGCTGGCGGTGGCAACGAACAATAATCCACCAAGACAAATTTTAAGTCCTGATGCATCAGTATCTGGACCAATGATTGTGACACTTCAGAGCGCAACAACCAAAATCAAAGAACTAATCACGCAAGCAATTTTACAAGGCGCATCGCAAGAGGAACTAACAAAGCAGCTTAATAGGGTGATTGCTGAAGCGTGTGAGAAAATTCGCGATCCAACGCTAAAGAAAGAAATCCGGAACGGCTTTGTCGTTAGTGCTAAAAAGTGGTATTATGAACTTAACCAAACCATCAAAATTGTAAACCATAATTTACGAAACGAAGTTCGAAAGACTTTGCCAGCAAACACGCTATATGCTCTTGACTTAAACGCAATCTTTAACAACTCGCCAAAGCAAATCATCGATAGTT